GTCGGAGTTATCGAAAACGAGGAACAGGATGCATCACAACCGCTTGAGGGAAAAGTAGCAGGCCCCCGCGCTGAATACGGTATCTCACCCGATGCAACCGCCGACACCGGAACCGGAGAGGCAGACGATCCATATATCAACTGGGACAGCCAGCCCGAGGCGACAATCAGACAGCCCGGCAGCACCCTTGTCGGAAATCTCAGGCGTGGCGATAAATGGAAAAATCTCGCAGACACCAGCCCCGGCCCTACATTTGATATGTTTTGTAACTCAATATTTTCTTATATTGCAGCCAGCATGGGAACATCGATCGAAGTTGTGCGAAAAGTATTTAACCAAAATTACAGTGCCAGCCGTGCAACCCTAATTTTAGTATATCGAAACGCAGTAGTACAACGCTCCGAAATGGCCTCAGACTTTCTAAATCCAGTCCGTGAAATGGTAATTGCCGAGGAAATCGCTGCCGGTCGAATACAGGCACCTGGATTCTCAGATCCTCGACTTCGAGCGGCATGGCTAAATTGCGAATGGTCCGGGAGTCCGATGCCGAATATCGACCCGATGAAATCAGCGCAGGCCGATCAAAAATACGTTGAGATGGGAGCACAGACCCTCGATGATGTAGCCGAAAACTTTAACGGCAGTTCAGGAAAAGCAAACCGCGCAAAAAATACAAGACAATACGCGGAATTACCGACTCCGCCCTGGCCGATAGCACCGATCCAGACCGGCGTCCCGGATGATGAAAATAATAGTAATGATAATAGAGACGATAAATAATGATATTAAAAAATTATTTATTTGAAGACCCATCAAAATATGATTTTGATCCGGCGTTGATTGATTTTACGGCGTTGCAGAAGCCGAGATTGAAAAGTCAAATCCCAGCGAATGCTACGTTTGGAGCGGCATATACCAATAATATAAATGGCAACTGGGGCGGCGGTGTGCTCGCTGGTACTGCATTCGGCGGCGCGGCAGTTAGCGGCGGGAAGCTCGATCTTGCTCATGCTGATAAAAGATATGTCAATTATGCATGTCTTGGAAATGCCAATAGTCAGCAGACTGGATGCGTCCGGTTAAAATATACCCCGAATTATTCAGGTGCTCCCGCGTCCGACAGATGGATATTCTCAATCAGCAAAGCGCACAATGACATAAAAAATCAAATTGCGTTGAGACACAGAAACTCAGCATCTGCGTTATGTCTGCATGTTTATAATTCTGCCGGGGTGCTTTTAGTTGAAACATTATGGACAAGTTTTTCTCCCGTGGCAGGTACAGAATATGAATTAGAGATAAACTGGGATTTGACTGTTGGTGCAATAAGATTGTTTATCAACGGTGTTCAGTCCGGGGCTACATATACAACAACGGGAGTAAGAGATCCCAATATTGGTTTATTGAGAATTGGATGTAACTATAATGGTACTGCCATATCCGATTTCAAAATTGATGATTTGATGATATTTTCAACAGTTCAACACACATCAAATTACACGCCCGGTTATATAGTTCCAACAGTATATTCAATCACTAATCCTACTATAATATTTTCAAACCCAGTTGCCGACAATCAAGGATTGGAACTTTTCACGGAATCTGCAACAAAACCGGGACTTGATGAGTTCAAATATTCAATATCAAAAGATGGCGTATATTATTATTGGGACGGCGCGGCTTGGCTGGCTTCAGATGGTACATACGCTCAGGCAAATACCGCCGCCGAGATAGAGACAAACAAGTCCACTTTCAACCCCTCTGGAATCGGAGTTGAAACCATAATAAAAATGTTTTTGCATTCTGCCGATGGATCGACAACACCCGTAGCAAATTTTGTTACCGTCGGCGTTGATTTTTACGCAGGTGACGCCACTCCGCCCGATCAATGTGTGGTATATGGATTTTGCTACGATGATGAGGGCAACCCGAAAGATGGAGTGGAAATAGCAATCAATCTTTCTCAGAAAGAAGTTTTATATAAAACCGATTTAATACTTTTTGATGTGCCACAAATCGATCTCGTATCGGACGAGAAAGGATATTGGGATGTGTCTCTAATTGAGACCGTAAATATGGACGGAGCGAAATGGAAATTTGATTTTAGTTACGATGGAAAAACAAAATCATACATAAGAGCCGTTCCAAATGAAGAATCGAAAAATTTTGCGAAGTTAAAACTTTGACGACTGGATCTGGAGAATGAAATGAAATGGAAAAATATTATATACAGATTGCCGGGTGGATTGTTGGCATTTGCGGGACTCTTATTATTGTTTGCGGGGGTCTTATTGGTTTTATATTCCGGCGACATGTCAAAAACGATGATAGATGTGCCGAAAAAAATAGAGAAGATCACATCATCATACATCGAAGAATAGATGAATTTCTATTTAAAAAAAATAAATAATTTATTTTGCTTCAACACATTTGCAATCACAATTCATTTTTTTATTTCCCGGCGTTGTCTCATATGTCAAATATAATACGATCAACGCGATCACCGTGATTGTTATAGCTATTATTCTTGTTTTCATAGTTTTCTCCTTATATAATATATAGTATATACGGACATAAAAATCAAATTTTTATTGACTATTTTTATGAAAATTGTTACATTTGAGAAAAGGAGGACTTATGACACAAACCACTATAAAAATATCTGAACATTTCACCCGCGCCGAATGGGACTGCAGTTGTTGCCATCAATATATAATCAAACAGAAATTAGTTACAATGTCGGAGAATTTTAGACAGTATCTTTGCGATAAATATAAAAAAGACGTCCCGCTTAATATCCATTGCGTTTACCGCTGCCCGACACATAATGAGGCCATCGCGATTGAACTTTGTTATAAATGCGGGAACGTAGTCAGAGGAAAATATACTTGCGAATGTCCGGTATGTGAGAGCGAAAATATAATCCACAAAGGTGCGGTCAATGGCTCCTATCACATGAGGGCCGATGCCGTTGATTGTCGCGCGATAGGAATATCAATCCATGACCTGCACGATTCAGCCGAGGAGTGCCATAAACCAGACGGAATATTATCAGGCGGTCTCGGAAAATATCCGTGGGGAATTCATTATGATATTGGACCTTTCCGGAGATGGTGAAAATATGAAATTCATTAAATCATTTTTTTACAGTCGCGGTCGCCCCGCTCCGGTTTATTTCTGGGCAACAGTTTTTTGTGCCCTCGCTGCAACAATGATGATATTAAAATTGATCGGCAGACCAGACATATCAGACGCACTGATCGGAATTGTACTAGGTTTTGTATTGGGTTGGGTTGGCCTCTATAATTTACGCAAAAACGGAGAAAATCATGACAAACAAAACTAAAATCGCTATTTGCTCCATCCTGTCGACCGTTGTTATAGGTCTACTAATTTTTTCGATTTCGTCCTGCCAGACCGCACCGAAGGCGAAGAATTATAAACTTGATGAATGTTATATCGCCCTTGATTGTATGTATCGAATCAATACCGACAAAGACAAAGCCGTTTGCGCGCCACTGATCGAGGCTTGCCGGGATGCATTAAAAGAAAAGAGATTTATTGATCGTGCTAAATTTTGTAGGGATTATAAACCTGCGGGCATGAGCGAGAATGAATGTAGGTTATGGCTGAATCAGCGTTAAATTTTTGTTGACATTATCGTTATGTCTCATTATATTTGTATAAAAGCATGGAAAAATTTATAGATATAATTAAGAAATTTATTGCCGATAAATTCACAGGCAGAATTGAAATAAATTTTAACCAGGGAGGGATCACCGGAATTTATGAAGTAGACAGAAAAAAAATAAATTAAACAACGGTTCCTTTTATACTCAAAATTTGAGATCAGAAAAAGACCGTACTTGGAATTATATCCGGGTGCGGTCTTTTTTATTGGAGAAAATATGATAAAAATAATTTTAAGCGGCGAAATAGGATGGGAAATAACGACTGAACAAGTCAGACAATTTTTGGACTCTGCCAAAGGTGATGATATCGAGGTTTATCTCGACACTCCCGGCGGCGGCGCCAGCTCAGGTATTCGTATATATAACTATTTCCGCGATTACAGGCGCGATCATCCCGATGCTCAGATGTTGCTTTATGTCAAAGGGATGGACGCCAGTATGGGATCATACCTTACCGTAAATCCAGCATGGAATGATGTAACTATCGAGGACAATATCCCGTTTATGATTCACAATCCATGGGGCGGCGTGATTGGAGATTACCGCGAAGTTGAAGCAATGTTTAATGTTCTCGATGGCCTTGCAAATATTCTCGCAGCCGCGTATGCCCAAAAAATGAAAAAATCAATTTCCGAAGTCCGGGCCCTTATGGATGCCGAGACATGGTATTTTGGTCAGGAAATTATAAACGCCGGATTTGCCGATAAAATCCAAAAAACAGATAATCCCAAAGACAAGGCCGCCCGTCAGGGGGCGATAGCAGTTGCACAAATTGCCGTAAAAACTGCTCGGAAACGATCCGGACCCATGACCCCGGATGTAATGACCGAGATCGCCGCGATGATAAAACCGGAAATTAAACCGGAACCGGTCGCAGAAATACCAGAACCACAAACAGGAATCACCCCCGCACAAATCGCGGGTAAAATTATAGAGGAGGTTAATGCTATGACATTAACAGAATTTTTAGCATCCGACCCCGCCGCGCAAATAGAGCATAACAAAATGCTCAATTCTAAATTTGACGAGGGGGCAAAATCAGTACAGGATAGGATCGCCGGAGTTTTGCCGTACATAAAACCCGACAGCGTTTATCCTGCCGCAATTAAATCACTCGCCGCCGATGTGATCGAGGGAAAATACGAGGTTTCTTCAATTCGCGCCGCCGTCGCAACATTTGACGCGATGAACGAAAGCGAAAACAGCGAAGCCGCCGCCACAGAGTCAGAAGATACCGCAGACGCGACAGCACAGCAAACCGCCGCACTTTCTGAGGACGGTCAGATCAACAACGAACTTGATTACAATGAGATCATTAAACAATCCAAAATTGCAAAAGGCATGGAGGTAAATTAGATGGGAGTACAATCAAGAGGAGATTTGTCAAATACACCGATCATTCTGTCCGATGAGTCGGATGTTGAAAACCATGACATAATTCAGGACGAGGAAAGGACAACCGATCTGCTTTATGGGACGGTCATGTCTCAGATTGCAGCGTCCGAACTATGGACGCCGTTCAACACCGTTATCGGAGACGACGGATCGGCTGTCCCGCGCGGGATCTATCTCGGCGATGACATACTAGCCGCAGATTTGGCCGCGGAGGATATCGTCGATGTTCCGATCCTTGTCGGAAACGCCAGAGTAAATGAGGAGGTTGTCGTCTGGGATGATGACACACTTGCAGCCGACACGGTTGTCGCACCGGCAACAGTTGAGGCCAGAACAGCAAGACGCGCGCTCGAAGAGTCCGTGAATATTAGATTAGAAGCGACCGTCCAAACGACGGATCATGAAAATTAAGGAGGGGATAAAAAATGTTATCACCTAATACAGTTGATATGTATAGCCGTTTCATGGATGATCTCTATGATGAACGCGAAATAATAAAGGTCGACACTGTCTGGCAGCAGTTTTTTGGCCAGCCCGCAAGCGGCGGATCGAAAACACTTTACAGCCCGGACAGCGAAGTAGTCGACATAGATATCATGCGTGTCAGCGGTGAAAAATACGCAAAAATGATTCACCGTGGAACAAACAGCAGATTTCTTAATATGCAGAAAAATGTTTCTGACATAAATTTCTCATCGTTCTCCAGAGTTTACCCACTCTGTGAGGAATCATCCGACATCACCGCAAGCCAGTTGTCAAAGCGGGCACCCGGCGAAAATCCTTACGAGAGACGCAGCCGACAGGACAGAATGAGAATGACCGCTCAAAAATTTCACGCCGAACACATCAGGCGTTATGTCAGGTTGTTTGAAGTGCTTTGCGGCCTGTCAGTTCTCGGCGGCGCTCACCCTGCAATATTCGGCGACGCAGCGAGTCTTAACACCGATAATTGGTATGATTTCCGCAGAAATGCCAGCCTTGTAGTAACCCCGACAATTCCATGGGATGCTGCAGGCGCAGACATACTCGGAGATTGGGACGCCGCATTTGACGCGCTCCGTCAGATCGGACATGTACGCCCTGATATGGCAATAGCCGGATCGGATGTTTGCTCGGTAATTTTAAATGATGCAACAATCCAGGCATTCGCAGACAATCGCGGTTTCCACATGGTCCGGGCCGGACAAGATAATTTTGTTATGCCAGCCAAATTTAATAGGTTTGTCGAAGCTGGACTGACACCGATCGCCTATTTTATGACTCCGCGTGGTCGAACATTTCACATGTTTGCCTACGATGGGATCGTAACAGATGACACCGGAACAGTACAAAACTTGATGCCGCTTGCAGGTTTCCTTTTTGCGTACAGTGCCGCCAGATGTGATCGTTATTTTGGCCCCGGTGAGGTACTTCCTGCCGATCCAATTACAAAACAGCTTTATCAGTATTGGTTCGGAATGAACATGGATGTCCCCATGATACCGGCATTGATCAAAAACCCGAGCGCGGTTGTCACGCCTCAAATGTTTCACTGCGACGCATACGCGGCAAACGATTTGAAAAAAGTGACGATCAGAACTCAATCAGCGCCGATATTTGCGACGACTGCGACTGATTCATTTTTCACCTATTACAGTTGTCTGACGGTTGAGAGTTAAGGAGGTCGGAAATGAAAGCAAAAAAAGAATTGATGCTATCGGCTCCGATTTTTAACAATAAAAATATAGTTCGGGATTTTGATCCCGAACTTATGGGCAAAATTCTACAGCCCAATAAAATCGAAACCGTGACAGAAAACGACGAGGCCGAGGACATCGAAATCATTGAGCCGGATGCAAAACCAAAACGGAAACCGAGACAGAAAAAGTCCGGCCCGAAGGCACCGGAGGTAATCGATGAGTAGAGTACCTGACGGAAAAAAGATTTACATCGGAGGCAGAAAATTTCTATCAGGCGAAGTGTTGCCTCCATTTGTTATGTTGGAGCCGGTGGAAATGCTGACACAAACGCAAGTTGCAAAACTTGCCGAAGCGCACGAAAAAACTAAACCTAAAAAAAAGAGGTTTAACAGATAAATGGAAAACCTGCGTGCGCAAATAGAAGCCGATTTGCATGAGTCCCTCGAGGGTGAATGGGGAATGAACGTTGAGTTGACCAATCCCGATGGATTGACTCAAAAACTCAGCCTAAATAATCCAGATGAAAAGCTCCGGGGTCAGTGCCTTTATTTCTCGCGTCAGGAAAATCCAGCCACGGGTGAGATGATAATCGTAAATCAGCCCGTAGTAACCCTTAGAATATCCAGCCTGATCAGAGTGCCAGAAGCCGGGGAAAAATGGTATATTAAATTTCCAACCTCACCACGTGCGGGCGCTCCGATGCGGTCATGGGTATTCACACCGACAAAATCACCAGAACACGGTACGGACATCGGATTTATCAGAATTTATCCGCAGCGAATAGAACAGGCGGAGGAGCCAGTCTCATGATCTATCGAACGGTAAAAAACGCTATGCGCGACTTACTCGGCGAACAGGCAGAGGGACGTTTTCAAGTCATCGGATTTCAGAGGCAAACGAAATCAGCCGATGAATTTCTCGGAGATAACAAAACAGTCCAGGTCTATTATAGCGAGGGAGTTTTTAACAAATCGCGTGGAGCGATGCGAGGGCATAAACTGCATGATATAACTATCAATGTTGATATGAGTGCCAGCGCACCCGCAGAGGCGGATCTATCTGTTTTGGATTCATCGACATCAACGCCACAGCAAAAAGCGGCGGCACTCCTTGCAGTACGTGAGGCGGCAGAGGTCGCGGATGATTTAATCGACGAACTGATCGCAGCGGTTTTTGAAATTCTTGAAGATGCACGGAATGAGGATCTCGGTCTCGGCGTTGGTGTTATAGCGTCGCGATGGCTAGAGTCGATTAAAAAGGACGCAAATTTTGAACGCGGGGATCTCGTTATGAAAACCGCAAATTTTAGATATACTTGCCGCGTCGAGGAGACAGTCCTCGGAGACATCGGCAACGAACCGGCAACGGTTAAAATTGATTCAAGCGCGGAGGTCGATGACACTGACGGCGTAGGCGCGTTGATCGAAAATGATAACACGGAGGAATAAACATGGATATAAATCCTAGTGATTTAGCCGCGATTAACGGCGTTGGCGTCGAAAATCAACAATTAGCAGTCGGCGCGGAGGTAATCGCACAAAAAAATATTATAATCGGAACATTCGACGAGGCGACATTTGCATTGATCACCCCGAATGAGCCGATCAGAATTTACAGTCCAGAGGATGCAGGCGGTAAAACTGGTTACGGGTTTATGTTGCACCGTCTCGCACGCGCGGCATTCAAACCCGGCGGAGTAGAGACATGGATCATACCGCAGCTTGAGGACGGATCGCCCCCAGCCACAGCAACCGGAGAGGTTGACTTTTCAACATCGGTAAACGTACAGGCCGGAGTCATAGCCGGATATATTGCAGGTGATCGAGTCGCGATTGTTACAACCGTTGATGAGACATTTAATGAAATCGGGATTGCATTTGCGGCAGCGATTAACGCTGACGATGACATGCCGGTCACAGCGGTTAATCTCGCGGGCGTGGTAACGCTAACCAGCAAAAGCGGCGGCGATTGGGGGAATGACATCAGTATAGCATTTAACCTCGGCGCAGGTGAGGAGTTACCTGTCGGAGTAGTTGCAACCGTAACAGACATGGCAGGCGGCGCAGGTGTCCCAGACATTCAGCCAGCACTTGACAGCATCGGAACCGGTGACGGATCGAACGAAAACTTTTTTACAAACTTGATCCACGGTTACGGAGCCGACACCGCGACACTTGACGCGATATCGATTTACAACGGTCTCGGCAGCACGACCGACCCGTGGATAGGTAATTGGAAAAAAGAAGTTGGTCGGCCATTCCGATCGCTTATTGGAGATGTCACACCCGAGACCGCAGGGCTAACCGCAGCCCTGGCCTTCGCCGCGAACCGTCGGAACGACAGGACAAACGGCAAGGTATGCGTTCCCGGTAGCCAAAATCACCCGCAGGAAATCGCGGCACAGATGACCGGGATCATGGCAGTCACGAATTGCAAGCGAGCCGAAGAGGGCTACATCGACAAACCGCTTGACGGAGTCTGGCCGGGTGACACCGTAAACCGCTGGACAAATGAGCGAGTCAACCGCGAGCAGGCAGTCCGCGGTGGGGTCAGTACCTCACTTGTTAAAGCCGGTATTGTTTACGGTCAGAACATTATCACGTTTTACCGACCGACCGACGTGGCCCCATCTTCAAACGGATTCAGAGCGATGCGAAATATAAGCATCCTGCAAAATATACTTGCCAGCAAACGTGCAAATTATGAGCGTATAAAATGGAAGGGGATTGCCATAGTCGCGGATGTGACGAAGGTGACGAACCCGACCGACTCAATAAAAGCGCGTGATACGGACTCGGTGCTTGATGATGAGCTTGCACTTGCCGACGCATTTGAGGGCAACGCCTGGATTTATCAGGCCGCGTTTACAAAAGAAAATACAACGGTTACACTCCGATCCGGCCTGACCGGTTTTGACGTGCAATCGAAAATTATTCTGTCCGGTGAGGGCGGGATATACAATAACAATATCGTTTTTGATACATCAATCGCGATATTAGCAGGAGGATTATAATGAGCGTAGCCGGAACCCCTTCAAAATTATTGCTTGACGGTGAAAGTTTTGATTTGATATCCGATGCCGAATTTACTATTGATCGGACAGCATTCACAAAAGAGCAGATCGAAACCAGCGGCGAGCCGATTGTAAAGACCAAAAAAAATACTCAGATTGTAGAGGGTGAGATAGGATGCAATAGTAAAAAATATGAAAGCCTGATGAGTAAAATCAACGGGCTATCGGATATTACATTGTCTGTCACCCTCGCCGATGGGTCGATTTACAAATCCAAAGGCCAAGTTTCCGCTGAACCGTGGTCGGCTCAGGATAACAAATGTAAGATTAAAATTATACCGACAACCGCGGACGGCTGGACAGCGTTCCCGGTATAGTATAAAATATGATAGATCCGGTTTACATACTCATACGCACATCAAACAGGCCGTCATTTTTCGAGCACATGATGGAGACAATCAAAAATCAAACCTATAAAAATATTGTCACCATCGTTCATTCTGACGACCCGCGCGATGAGTATGTAACCGGGGATATCATCTTACGTGGAACCGCATACGGTCCGCAGTACGGAAATGGTGCATATAATTTATATAACAATAGATTACTAAAGTCCATACCCGACGGGCCGGGCTGGTTTCATTTTATCGATGACGACGACGAATACGCGGCGCCGGATGTGATTGAGCGTTTAGTCAATTCCAGCAAACCGGGATGTGTAAATGTCGGAAAAGTTGAGCGATGGGACGGAACGATCTGGCCTAGAAATTGGGGAGATCAAAAATCTTATCAAACAGAATGTTTTTTTGTTCACACCGACCACAAACTAAAATCAAAATGGTGGGGCCATAAAGGCGGTGATCATAATTACAGTAAAAAATTAACTCAGGTACTCCCGATAAACTGGATCGATAATTTGCTAATATGCAAAGCCCAGGAAGGAAAGGGCCACGGGCGCAAACTTGATCGCGGAGGCGTGGCGATTGACCTATCCAAATCGTTTAAGCCTGACGAAAAAGTCCCCTGCCTCGGACTAATCCCGAACCGCAACGGGAAACACGAGGAGCGGATCGCACAAAACGAGATTAAGCGGATGAAATATTCAATCGCGCTTGAACTCGAAAAAAAAGGGATTGTAAAAATAACGAACTGGACAAATTATATTGAGAAGCCGCCGCCGCGAAATATGTTAAATATTTAAATGGAGGATATATGTCAATTTTTGAAAACAACGAAGATTACAAACTCAGCAAAGAAAATGCAAAAGATGTTTTAAATAAATTTTTTGCAAGGCTCAGAATAAATGTAGATAACATCGACGATAAAGAAACTAAATCGATGGTCAAGAAATCAATACCGCGTCTGATCGATTCAATCCGTCGCGGCGATCTCGAATTTATCAGCACTGAAAATGATTACCGTATTAAATTAAATTTGATTGACGGCACAAACTCCATTGAATTTAAGATCCCCGGAGCGATTGCAAAAAAGGCAATGGGTGAGAAATCAATGACTGATTTGTACGGCAGGATTTATGCCCTTATGGGATCAGCCTGCGAGATGGGAGAGGGCGCGATTGACAAACTTGACCCGGTTGACCTTCCTATAGTTGAGGTTTTGGGTGCAATTTTTTTGGCGTTATAGTTCCCCGCGTTTCTCAAATGATGGGGAACATATTTTATAGAGGTCAACCGATTAGTGAGATTTATAAATTGTCATATTTTGAACTTGAATATTGGAACGAATGGCACGAGAAAATGGCAGCCGCAGAAATAGAGGCAATGAATAATGCAAACAAAGGATAATAAATAATGCCAGATTTTGCAGTAGTGACAGCATTTAGAGCAACCGACAAGATGAGTCCCGCATTTAATAAAATGGGTGGGGCGTCAGAACGATTCGGACGCCGGGCAACCGGTGCTTTTGGTCGTGCCAGTGTAGCCGCAGGAAGAATGGGGGCTGTAATAAAATCAGCAATGCCGTTGCTTGGAGTTGGCGCGGTTGTCGCAGGATTTAAAAAAGTTGTTGATTCTGCCCGCATGATCGAGGATGCGAGGGCGGCGTTTACCCCTCTTATCGGTGGTGCAGAAAAAGCCGAAAAACTTGTAAATAAATTAAACATAACAGCGGCATCAACTCCGTTCCAATTTGACACACTAGCAAACTCAGCAAAACAATTATTGCCAGTTATGAAAGGGGATATAAATAATACTATCGCAACAATACGCATGTTAGGCGACACGGCAGGTGGAAACGCTGAAAAAATGAAATCAATTACACGTGGATTCACAAAGGCAATGCTAAAAGGCAAAGTTGACATGGAATCGTTAAATATGGTAGCCGAGGCCGGAGTCCCTATTTTCACCGAAATGGCAAAATCAATGGGATTTGGTGAAAACCAAATGTCAAAATTTTTCAAGCAAATTTCAACCGGAAAAGTTCCAACCTCTGAAATGGTAAAAGTATTTGAAAAAATGACAGGTAAAGGAGGTATCTTTTTTGAGGGAATGATTATTGCATCCAAAACAACATCTGGCGTACTATCTACAATGAGTGATAATCTTACTCTATTAGCCGCAGAAATTGGAGGTCAACTATTACCACACATAAAACAATTTGCATTATGGTCAATTGAATCAGCCAAAGCGGGGGCTGCATGGATAAAAGAAAATAAAAGTTCTATAAATTTATTTGTTAGTGGTTTTGCTAAACTCGCCGGAGTTTTGCCGTATATTGTTGGCGGATTTATAGCGTATAAAGTCGCACTAAAAGGCGTGGCACTATGGCAGGGAATAATGATGGCCGCCGGTTGGATTAAATATTTATTCATGATGCGTGAATTTATAACGGCCGTGACAATTAAACAATGGCTCTGGAATGCGGCGATGGCCGCAAACCCTGCCGGGTTAATAGCACTAGGTATTCTTGCAATTGTCGGAGCAGTAATTCTACTCATAAAATACTGGGACGAATGGGGTGCATCATTCTCGTTATTTCTCGGCCCCGTCGGGATGCTTGTCAGCTATTTTAAAACCTTATACGATCAATGGGAGGCCATAAAAGCCGCGTTCACAACCGGAGGAATTATTGCAGGGTTAAAGGCTCTCGGTCTGGCATTATTTGACGCAATGATCGCCCCGTTCAAACAATTATGGGGAATGATTAAATCAGTAACCGGTATAGGCAGTGCCGAGGCACCTAATAAAGCCGAGGTCGCAAGCCGGAATCAGACTACAAATATAAATATCAGAAATAGAAATGTAGAGACTGAGGCCGAGGTCGCACCGAGACGCGGCGCAACAATAAATTATGCCGCGATGGGGGCAAATTAAATGTCATGGGAATTTGATCTCAGAGACGAAGTTGAGCTTATAAGCCCAAACAATAATTTCCATTACGCGAAATGGCGTGAAAATGATCGCAGTTTTGAGAAAAAGCTCGGCATATTTTCCCCGCCTAATTTCAAAGGCGAGATCGTCCAGGACATGGGAGTTAAAGCGACACTATGGCCGCTTACCCTGTATTTTACCGGGAAGGATGGCCCTTATCCAAGTTTTGGAAACAACCATCACAAAGATGCCGAAAAATTTTACAAATCATGCCGGGAGGAAGTCGGTCAATGGGAGATCACGCACCCGGTCAGAGGCGCGTTAGTATTGCAACTTGTTTCATATACTGAAAAAATGAACCCGGTCGAAAATGGATCATTCACAATCGTCGAGACGTCCTGGATCGAACCGGCAAATGTAGAGCGCATAGTCAGCCTTGACAGTACACTCCTGTCAATGCTATTATCGGCAGCCTCATTTATTCTTGACGCGATTGACACATTTAAGCAAATCCGCGCCGACGCTTACGCGAGCCTGGCATCCGTCGCGGGAACACTAAATAAAATTGCAAATCTAGCCGATAACATATTAAAACAAATATCCGCAACCGACGCGTTGGCTCAGGAATCATATAACACCCTTCGCGCCGCGTTTAACAATGCAATAGACAATTTCGGTATCGACGATCCCGACCCAACAGCCGCAGCAGAGGCACTCGCTGAAATGGTCGCCACACCGGTAGAGGCCAGTGAAGATTTTGGAACTTCATTCTCGTTTTATAATGACTCAATCAATTCATTCGCGGGCCTAGCACCGACGGGCGTTACCGAGCAAGATTATAATACAGTATTATCTCAGGAGTTCGGGATCAATACCGCGCTGGCCGCGATTGTAAAACTAATATCAGTATCAACATTCAGCAGCCGCGCCGATATCGTTTCGGCAATGGATAACCTGACCAATCTGTTTACGTCGACAGTCGCCATCCTTGACGGTGTTCAGGAGAATTTCAGCGACAACGAATTATCAAAACAATATTTTTCCCTGTCAAAAAGCTACACATCCCTTGTCGAAATGTTTAGTCTGGCCATGCAATATCTGATTTCACAGTTTTATAATCTAAAAGTTGAAAAAAGATTTACGCTGAAAAATAGAATGGCTGTTTTAGATTTGGTTATACAGGAACATGGTGACGTAGGTAATACCGATATCACGCCCTTTGGCGAAAATTATGATATATTTATTTCATCCAATCACCTGAGCGGAAACGATATTATAATCCTTCCAGCGGGCAGGGAGGTTGTTATATATGTGTAGAGCATGTATAAATTGTAACCATTATAAAATTGGAAGGCCTTACGCTTGTAATGATGATTATTTTGAAGATGAAGACGATGCTATCTGTAATATAATTACAGATATATGTACATTAAATAAAAATAATTTTATGATTATTGATAATCCAAAAGAAGATTGGTGCATTGACTATGAATGACTGGATCGCCGGCAAAGAAAAAAACGAAATGACTTTAATAGTAGATAACCGAGAAATTATCGTCGATAACTCAAAACTGATCCGAACCATGGACACCGGAGCCGACGCATTTACAGCGATCATACCGTGGGAGCCTGGCAAGGATTACAAACTGGATGAGGTCACACACCACAATTCGTTTTCAGATTGTGGCGTTTACATCGCCGGTGATCTCGTTATGACCGGAGTACTTTACGGAGTCAGGCAATCACGCGATAAAAACGGAACCACAAAAGATCTTCGTATATTTACGCAAACCGCCGATATTATAGACTCAACGATGATCGCGCCTTACGAGGCAAGAAATATTAGTCTTGTCGATCGGTGTAAACAACTCTGCGGCCCGTTCGGAATCCCCGTTGTTATCGGAAACGGCGTTGACCTGACCACAACAAAAAAAGTATTTAAAAAAGCTATTATAATACGTGATTTTTATGACGCCCTTTTCGAGTCAGAGGAACCGCCGGATCAACTTAATCAAAATAATTTAGACACCTTCCAGCGTTATAAATGGGTTTATGCAGGCACAAAACGAGAGATACAGAAATTTTCACGGGTCGCTGCAAAACAGACCGACAAGATATTTAACCATTTACGCAAACTAGCCGCCAGCATGGGACTTCTTTTGTCATGTACTAAATTTGGGGAATTGATTATAACTCAGGCCAATATCACGGGGAAGCCGGTCGGGACCATTGAGGAGGACACCAGCCTGTCCGAGGTTTATGAGGCTGATTATGATGGCCGCAAACGGTTCGGCATTTATCGCGCGATCACATCCAGTTCCCGGAGCAGCAGACCATCAGCGATAAAATCAGCAAAAGATCCGGCGATTACAAAACCGCGAGTCCTGACATTTAGGGCAGACAACAGTCTCCCTGGTGAGGGGTCAAACGCCGCGGAATGGCAGAAAAATAAAATAGCGGCGGAATCAATGACATTCGATTTTCCAGTCAATTCATGGTACGCTCCAAATGACAAAATATGGGAACCAAACACAATA